GTTGTTTAATACCACTAAATAGGGAAGTGTTTCCCGATTTACCTCTAACGTTTGTTACGCCAGTTGAAAAGTGTGTAGTCATATTAATCAGCGCCTCCTCGCGCCAGTTATTCTTACTAAGCAAAGAATAACCAATTTTATGATTTAATTATCTTAGTAAGTTATTTATATAGCAGATTTTAGTGGAGTGCAAGCGATCCTTACAGAAATATAAGATTTCAGCGATGTGGCGTTTATTTAAGTAGCCACAGAAACTTGTGGGGCGGCGTTATTAATTGCATTTTCTCTATCTGCAATCTTAGATTCCTCGAGTTTGATCTCAGTGATAACTTCTTTAATCTTTTTATCAATTTCGACCATATCCAAAGTATATTTACCAAACTGCTCATACTCTAGATGCCACCTCAACTCCAAGGACCTCTTTTGTTTGTATAGGTCTTCGACCATCAACAACCTCCTCATAGGTTATTCTATTTATCTTGGGATCGTTCATTTCTCCAAGATATTCCCAGTTTATACTCTTATCTCCCAATTTGTCAACTATTGAATCTTCAATAGATTTAACATTATCTTCCGCAAACACTTCAAATGTAGCGGAATATTTATATGCATAGATTTTTACTAGGAATTTTCTCATATTTCTTACCTTTATTTGTAAAATGTGGCGGAACTATGTCCCGCCACAAATTTATTTTGGATTACGCACCCTCA